ACCTGAACAAGAAATTCCTGATGAAGAACCACAGGATGATCAAGGAGAAATTGAAGATGAGTGATATGGCAAGAGAATTGATTCAACAGGCATTGGATCAAGATTATAACAAAGCGAACCAAACTTTCGGAGAAATCATGAGTTCGAAACTCAGTGATGTGCTAGACCAAGAACAAGTTCGCATGGCAGACGCAGTTTATAATGGAGTAGATGCTGATGCTGAAAATGAAGATGACATCATGGGGGATGAGGATGGTAGCGAGCAGCTCGAACTTGAACTTGAAACAGAAGATGAGTTTGAATCCGAAGATGAGGATGATGAGGAAGAATTTGAGTTCGAAGATGATGAGGAAGAAATTTCTCCTGAAGAATCCTAATCTTATAAATAAAGGTTAAAGGTAAATAAATGAAAACATTTTTACAAATTCGTGAATTAGCAGGAAGAAAACCTTCGGGTAAGTCAGTTGTTAGTAAAAAGATCGGTAAGATCAAAATTGAGGTTTTTAAAGAACCTGACGGATTTGTTGCGTATGTTGACGGTGATAGACTAGACAAATATAAGAATGAAAAAGAAGCAGTAAAAGCTGCTCAAGAATTCGTAAAGGTATATAACAAATGAAACTTATTTCAGAATTTGTTGAACAAGATCTACAGTTTGTCACCGAAGCAGATGAAAAGGGCAATAAGAAATACGCCATTGAAGGCGTGTTTGCTCAAGCAAATGTTAAAAACAGAAATGGACGTGAATACCCTATGCCTACTATGCAAAAGGCAGTTGGTAAATACGTCGGTGAACAAGTTTCTAAAGGTCGGGCAGTCGGTGAATTGAATCACCCAGCAGGTCCGACCGTAAATTTAGATAAAGTTTCTCACAAGATCGAAAAACTTCAATTCGAAGGTAACGATGTTGTGGGTAAGGCGACTATATTGGACACACCAATGGGTAATATCGTAAAAGGTTTACTTGATGGCGGTGTTGGTCTAGGCGTCTCGACTCGTGGTATGGGAAGTTTGAAAAACAATAATGGCGTGATGCAAGTTCAAGATGATTTCATGTTGAACGCTATCGACATTGTTCAGGATCCATCTGCACCCTCAGCGTTTGTTAATGGGGTTATGGAAGGTGTTGAGTGGGTTTGGAACAACGGCATTATTGAGGCACAAACTATTGAAAAAATTGAGACTGAAATTAAAAAAGCATCTCGCACCGATCTTTATGAGACACAGGTTCGTGAGTTTAAGAATTTCCTCTCGTTGCTTAAATCAAATTAAAGGAGTCAATAATGACTGATGAAAATCAAATAGAAGATCAGGACATTGAACTCCATGACGAAGTAACAGATGACGGAATCATGGAAAAGGCAGGTCACGATCCTAAAACAGCACCAGCTCAAGCAGTCGATGCGACTGATAAAGCAGGTGATGCAACTGGTGATGCACCAAAACGCAAAACCGATAACACTCAACAAGATCCAATGCCAAAGACTAAGGCAGCAATTATGGCGCAAATGGTAAAAAAGATGGGTGAAATGAATAAAGTCACTCTTCAACAAAGTTACAATGCCATGATAAAACCAGAATCATATGCAGAAGGAATTGAGTCAGATGATCAACCACAACTGGTTGAATATCAGGCAGATTTCGCTGAAGATCTAAACGCATTAGTAGAATCAGAGGCAACTCTTTCAGACGAATTTAAAGGAAAAGCAGGTATCATTTTTGAAACTGCTATTCGTTCAAAGTTGTCTGAGGAAATCGATCGGTTAGAGACCAAATACAACGAAGAACTTGCTGAGGAAGTTGAATCAACTAAATCAGACCTCGTTGAAAAAGTTGATAATTATCTTAACTACGTTGTCGAGCAGTGGATGGATGATAACAAGGTAGCAATTCAATCTGGATTGCGTACTGAGATTGCTGAGAAGTTTATGAACAATTTGAAAGATTTGTTCACAGAATCTTACATCGAAGTGCCTGAATCAAAAGTCGATCTTGTCGACCAACTCGCTGAAGAAGTTGCTGAATTAGAAGCAGCATCAAATGAAGCGATCGCAAAGAATCTTTCGATGATGGAAGAACTGGAAACATATAAGCGTGATGCAATCATCCGTGAGCATGCTTCTGGTCTTGCAGAAACACAAATCGAAAAATTAAAAGATTTGGTAGCAGAAGTAGATTTTGATGACGAAGATACTTTCTCTCAGAAAGTTGAAACTGTCAAAGAATCATACTTTACCAAAAAATCATCTGAGTCTGCTGACATTACAGAGGAATCTGACGACGGTGAAACCGTTACAGAAACCACTGGTTCTATGGCTCAGTATCTTCAAGCAATCCAAAAAACTAACAAGAAATAATTTGGGAGTCCAAAACAATGAATAATCAAGTATCATATGACGCTTTGATGGAAAAATGGGCACCTGTACTGAACGAAGAGTCAGCAGGCACCATTAAAGATAGTCATCGTAAAGCAGTTACTGCTGCTATCCTAGAAAACCAGGAAATCGCACTTCGCGAAGAAGGTCTTCTGAACGAAACTAACAACACAACCACAGTAACATCTGGTGTGACAAATAACTGGAATCCAGTACTGATCGCACTTGTACGTCGTGCAATGCCTAACTTGATGGCATACGACATCTGTGGTGTGCAGCCAATGTCTGGTCCAACAGGTCTGATCTTCGCAATGAAGTCAAACTATCAGACAACTAAATCAGGTGTGTCAAATGGTGATGAAGCTCTGTTCAACGAAGCGAACATCAACTTCTCAGGCGACTCAGGCACAACTGCAATGGAAACAGATCCATCAGGCATGGGTTCAGCACTTGACGGTGACGGTGACTCAACAATTGCCGATTCATTAGGTGATCCACTTGCTAACCTTGATCTGTACACAACTCCAGAAGCTGAAGCACTAGGTGCATCAGGTGGCGAACAGTTTGCTGAAATGGGTTTCACCATTGAAAAAGCAACAGTGACTGCAAAGTCACGTGCGCTGAAAGCAGAATACACCTTGGAACTGGCACAAGACCTGAAAGCAATCCATGGTCTGGATGCCGAAACTGAGTTGGCTAATATTCTGTCAACAGAAATCATGGCTGAAATCAACCGTGAAGTTGTTCGTACAATCAACTCACAAGCGAAGTTGGGTGCAGCAACTACTAACACAGCAATTAACGGTATCTTCAATGTACAGACAGATGCAGACGGTCGCTGGTCAGTAGAAAAGTTCAAAGGTCTGATCATGCAGATCGAGCGTGAATCAAACACAATTGCAAAAGAAACACGTCGTGGTAAGGGTAACTTCATCATCTGTTCATCAGATGTTGCTTCATCACTTGCTGCATCAGGCATGTTGGACTATGCTCCTGCAATGGCAACAAACCTGAACGTAGACGACACTGGTAACACCTTCGCTGGTGTACTGAATGGTCGTACACGTGTGTACATCGATCCATATGCAACAACAGACTATGTAAACGTCGGTTATAAGGGTACAAACCCATATGACGCAGGTCTGTTCTATTGCCCATACGTACCATTAACAATGGTTCGTGCGGTTGGTGAAAACACCTTCCAGCCTAAGATTGGCTTTAAGACTCGCTACGGCATGGTCTCAAATCCATTCGTTGGCGGTTCACCATCAGACGGTCTTGCAACTGCAAAGACTAACCAGTACTATCGCATCATGCGTGTTGACGATATTCTTGGTAGCTAAAGAATATAATATCAATAAAAAGGGGGCGATCTTCGGGTCGCCCTTTTTTTAACATTAAAACATTATAAATAGTATCATGGTAGCATTAACTCAAAATATAAATTATCTACAACCAACAAGTTTCAAACTTTCGATAGATAGAACAAACTATCCTAATTTAGAATTCTTTGTTCAAAATTTCACGCATCCTGGATTGATGATGCCAGCGTCAGAAATGCCTATACGAAGATTACAGTCTATTCCGTATCCTGGTGAATCATTAACGATTAATGAATTATCAGCAACTATCCTGTTGGATGAAGATATGGAAAGTTATTCAGAAATGTATAACTGGATCCGCAGAATACAAGTGACAGATATGAACGGAAACCAAAACACGCAAAGGGGTAATACAGCAAACCCTCATGCAGATATAACTCTTTCTATTTTATCAAGTCATAATAATTTAACAAAACAAGTTCGTTATGTAGATTCAATACCTACATCACTTGGTGATATATCATTTGAGGCAACTGCTAGTGGAACAGAGTTTATTACATTCCAAGCATCATTTAGATTTAGTTATTTTGAATTGTTGAATGTTAATTCAACAACAGGTTCTATAACAAATTCATTTACTGTCACGAGTTAACAATGGCTAGATTTTTCAGCAGAAGTCGTAGCATATTAAAATATCTTGCAAGGCTGAATCAACAGAAATCTTTCACTGAGCGTTTAAACGAGTCTACCGTAGTAGCAAGTAGATCTGATGAAGATGAAGATAAGAAAAGAGATTTTGGTCTTTTTACGAAAGAAGAAGACGTTAAGATTAGAGATTCTGCAGCGGTAACAACTTTAGTATCTAGTCTTTCAAGTGCTGGTGTAACAT